ATTTAAGAATCAGGCTGACGCAGAGAGAGCTTTGTTTAAGGCTAACGCTAAGTATGTAGCTGATCAAAAGAAGTTAGACGCTGCTGGTGATGAAGCAATAATAAAGAACCAAGCTAAGGCAGAACTTGCTCTATTTAAAGAGAACCAAGCGTATGAATCTAAAGCTACAGCAGACGCCGCTAGGGTTAAAGCAGATGCAGCTAAACTAGACGCTGCTGGCGATAAAGCGATAATAGAATCTCAAGCTAAACTTGAACTGGAGTTGTTTAAGGCTAACGCTAAGTATGTAGCTGATCAAAAAGCTCTTGACGAAAAGGGCGATGTAGCCATTCTTGAAAATAACGCAAGAATAGAGAATGAGTTATTTGCTGCTAACGCCAAGTATGAAGCAGAACAAGCTGCTCTAAGGCTTAAAGAACAGACCGAGTTAAACAGAGTAGTTACTGAAATGGCAACAAGGTTGGCCATGCCATTTGCTCAGGCTTTGGGCCTCATTAGGCAAGCTAAAGCAGAAGCCTCTGTTGGTCTAGATGCTTTCGGGGGCGGTGGTGACTTTAAGTATGAAGATGCTACTACGTTTACCCCAGAGGGATTTGGTAAAGACCCTAAGAAAATAGGTAAAACAGATAAAGAAAAGCTAGAAGATTACCTAACTTCCAAGAAGCAAGAGCTTACACTTGAAGAGAAACTTGTAGGCGTCTTTGATGAAGAACGACAAATACAGACTGAGTTGTTTAACATAAAGAACCAGTATGCGGGTGTTATCACCCCACTACAAGAGAAAGAGCTAGAGAATATCCTACGCTTAACTGAAGCTGAGAAAGAACGTCAAGCGGTCATAGAAGAAGCTCAAGCTGAGAGATTAGCTTTAGAGAACTCTATCACTCAGGCTATGGAAACTGGTTTCATGGCAATGATTGATGGCACTATGTCAGTCAAGGATGCCTTTAAGTCTATGGCTGCTGCTATCATTAAAGAACTAATACAAGTCATGGTCGTACAGAAGGCGGTTGCGGGTCTTCAGATGATCTTTGGCGGTGGTGGCCTCTTCGGTGGAGCAAGCTGGTCTGCTAACGGAGATGTTGTTGGTAGCTCAGGTATTCAAGCCTACGCTGATGGGGGTGTCGTTGGTGGACCAACAATGTTCCAGCATGGTGGTGGACTTGGTGTTATGGGTGAAGCTGGACCAGAGGCTATCATGCCACTCAAGCGTGGTGCTAATGGTAAGCTAGGCGTACAGATGGAAGGTAGCGGAGGTGGTGATACTTACGTTACGAACAACTACAGTATCTCAGCTAACACGTCTGAAGACACTAAACGTCTTGTTACTCAAACTATACAACAAGCTACACCTACCATAACAGCTAACACCAAAGCCTCTATTATGAATGATCGTCGCAGAGGTGGTCAAATGAAGTCCGTCTTCGGTTAAAGGAATAATCAATGGCTATCACTTATCCACTAGCGACACCAACGTCTATCGGGATTGAGAGTATTGAGTTACGTGCTGTAAACGCTGTAGCTACCTCTCAGTCCCCATTCACCTACAAGCAACAAACTATCACTCATGGTGGTCAGAGGTGGGAGGCATCAGTTAGTATTCCTTCGGTACACCGTGACAAGGCTGCTCAGTGGAAGGCTATGTTAGTGGCTCTAAAGGGCCAACGTGGTACATTCCTACTGGGAGACCCTGATTACGTTACACCGCAAGGTACGGTAAGCTCCTGCACTCTCACGGGCACTGTAGGTAGCGAAAGTCCTACCGTTGTGATGACAGGTACACTTAAGGCTGGAGACTACATCCAGTTGGGTACAGGGGCTGACTCTAAGTTGCATCAAGTTCTCGTAGACAAATCTGGAAATGGTACTCTAGAGATATGGCCAGCTTTAAGAACTGGCTACACTTCTGCAAGCGTAGACTTTAGTTCCCCTAAAGGGGTCTTTAGGTTGTCAACGAACTTGACATCTTGGTCAATAGACAATACGTCTACATATGGCATCTCCTTTGAGGCTGTCGAAGCTATTACATAATAAGGATACAGAATGTCGAGAACTTTAACTCCAGCTATAACTAACGCAATACAGCAAACAGAAGTCTTTCCTTACTTTGCAGTAGAGATGCTATTTGACAACAACCCTGTAAGAACTTGGACAGGTCAGGGTACTCTTACCCTTGATGGAGAGGACTACCTTGGGGTTGGTCAACTGCTTAACGTATCTGCTATTGAAGAGACCTCTGAGATGGCTGTTAAGGGTGCCACTCTTACTCTAAGTGGTGTTCCAAGCACAAGCCTAAGTCTAGCCCTAACTCAACCTTATCAGGGTCGTGTCTGTAACATCTACTTTGGTGTAATTGGACAAGTAGGTGCAAGCGAACTGTTCTCAGGTTATATGGACCAGATGAATATTGTAGAAGACGCTGAATCATCTACGATTGAACTTATGGTTGAGAACAAACTGATCGACCTTGAGAGAGCTAGAGTAGCTCGGTTTACCTCTGGTTATCAGAAGTCAGTCTACCCTGACGACCTTGGGTTGGATTTCATAGAAGACCTACAGGACAGGAAATTGCCTTGGGGGAGGAAAGCAGACTAATGGTTAATTATCAACAAGAGTTTCTATGCCAAGCTGAAGTAGAGATAACCCCACTTGCCGAATTAGAGTGGGAAGAGTCAGGCCACCCGACAGAACCCTTGAACATCCACTGGGATGCTTACTTTGAACTAGAAGACAAAGGACAACTTAAGTTCTTTACTGCTAGGAAAGATGGATTATTGATCGGTTACTTTGTCGTCATAGTTATGATGCCTTTTACAGCTAAGGGAGACCTCATGGGTGTCTATGATGCTGTCTATGTCCATAAGGACTACAGGAAGTCTACTGTGGGCAAGAGACTATTTAAGTTTGTAGAGACCTGCATGAAAGAAGATGGGGTCTATAGAGTGTTGGCGTCTTCATCTAAGAAGAACCCTATTGGCAACTTTCTTACTCGTATGGGATATAACGAGGTAGAAACCAAATACGAGAAGGTACTATAGTATGGTTATTGCAACTATTATTGGCGTTGTTGCTGCGGGTGGTATTGGGGCATTTACCTTTATGGGTGCCGCTGCTGGCTGGGCTTCAATTGGCTTAAGTATCCTAACAAAGGTCGTTCTTGGTGCTGCACTAAGGGCGCTTATGCCTAAGCCTTCCGTTGGTGCTAATCGTGGTTATGAAACCACAGCTATTGGTACAGCACTAGATCACCAAGTTATCTACGGTAAGGTTCGTGTTGGTGGCGCTCGTATTTATGATGAAACTACAGGTACAAACAACAGTTACCTTCACCGCATCATTGCTGTAGCTGGACATGAGATTGAGTCTTTTGATAAGATTTACATCAACGACTCCTATGTAAACTACGCGGACATTGATGCAAATGGTAACATATCTAGTGTAGTTGATCCTGACGGGACAACTTCCACTCGTTACAATGACCACGTTCGTATTAAGTTTCACTTGGGTTCCCCTACCCAATCTGCTGACGCCACTCTTGTAAGTGAATCTGCTCACTGGACTAACGCACACAAGCTCAGTGGTATCGCTTACATGTACATCCGCATGAAGTTTGATGCTGACGTATTCCCTAATGGTATTCCTGACTTTACGGCTGAAGTTAAGGGTAAGAAGGTCTATGACCCACGTACATCAACAACAGTATGGTCAGACAACCCTGCATTGTGCGTAAGGGATTACCTTACTGCAAGCTACGGTATTTCTGAGGCTGTTGCCAACATTGACGACACCCTAGTTACCTCTGCTGCTAATGTAAGCGACCAGCTTGTAGGAAGCCCTGCTACCAAGATTTATGCTGGTGGTGTGTACAAGATTAAAACTGTAGGTAGCACTAACTTTACTCTGGTAGGTGCAGCTAACAACAATGTAGGTACTGTATTTACAGCAACTGGTGTGGCCGTAGGCACAGGTGTTGTAGAAACTGAAAGGTACACCTGTAATGGTGCCTTCACTACAAACTCTACTCCATATGAGATGATTGAAGCCCTACTGACCTCTATGGACGGTAGCATTTGGTATGCTCAGGGTAAATGGCGTATGAAGCCAGCTTACTGGACAGCACCTGTTCTTGATCTTGATGAGGATGACCTACGGTCTTCTTTGAGCGTTTCTACACGACACTCTCGTGCAAGCAACTTCAACACAGTCAAGGGTACATTCCGTGGTTCAGAAAGCAACTGGCAGACAACAGATTACCCACAGGTTCCTGAGAATACAGCATCTAACGCTAACCCATATCTAGCAGTAGATAACGGTCAAGAGTCAGTAGCTGATGTGGACTTGACGTTCACTGACAACTCAATTGAAGCTCGTCGTATTGCCAGAATTACTCTGGAACGTAACAGGCAGCAACTTACTGTTAGCGGTTCATTTGGTCTAAGCACTCTCCAGCTTCAAGTTGGGGATAACATCCGCTTGACTAACTCTCGCTTTGGCTGGACCAACAAAGAGTTTGAAGTAGTTGCTTGGAACTTCGGCTTGCAGGATGACCTTGACCTACAAGTTCAAATGACGCTACGTGAGACCTCTGAGTCTGTCTATGACGAAGTGACCGACAGTGTTGTTTACGAAAGAGACAACACAACTCTGGCATCTCCTTTCGCTACAGCAGAACCACAGAGCCTCTCCTCAGCAGCAACTGCCTTTGTAAATGATGATGGTACAACTGTACCCTCCATTACCTTTAGCTGGTCTGTCGCTAACCCAAGCCTAGCAGAACTCTTTGAGTTTGAGTGGAAGCTAACTACTGATACAAACTATAATTCCACTGTATTAAAAGAGACCTCTTGGACACTTGCCCCTGCTGAAAGCTCTAAGTCTTATGACTACAGAGTTAGGTCAATAAGTCCACTGGGTGTACGCTCAGTCCTTAAGTATTCTACATCAGCAGCGGCTACAGTTGACGACTTGACTGTACCTAATGCTCCGTCAGGGTTGAATGTATCTGGTGGCTATGCAGCTACAACTGTTGAATGGGTTGCTCCAACTGCAAACACAGACGCTAGTGCAATTAAAGACTTGTTCCAGTACGAAGTTTACCGTGGTACTTCCAGCAACCCAACAACTCTTGTTGGTCGTGTGGCAGGTACTACCTTTAGTGACATTGGTCTAGCTAACAACACCACTTATCACTACAGAGTAAAAGCACTAGACTTTACAGGCAACAAGAGTGCCTTCTCTAGCAACGGTAGCGCAACTACAAACCCTGCACTTACTAACGGTACTGATGGCTCATCTGTGCTTGTTGTTTATGCAACCAATACCTCTGGAAGTAGCCAAAGCCTTACAGCAGGTAGCAGAGAGTACGTTCAGTATTACGAGTACACGGGCACTACACCTAGCTTACCTGTGTCTGGAACCTTTGTTAAGTTCGTCGGGGCTG